AACAAATGTTGAATCAAATGGTCCTTCTGTGACGTAGATTGTTTCATCCGTACTTACCTCGTTTAGTCCATAAACTTTGGGAATACTCTCGTCTAAAATCACTGTGATATATTTAACATTACTGGGACCTAGAGATCTTCCTTGGAATCCGAAGATTTCACCTTCTCTAGTGTGCAATGGTATCACTATACGACTTTCATCTCTCACAATCCTACTAAATGTGGGTTTTTGAGTGTTAGTCCATTCTTGAAATTTGTTAGCAAAATAAAACTTATCGGGATTTAGAAGTCTTTTTTCAAGATACAGTTTGGCAATAGGATTTTCAGATGCCTTAGGTAAATCTAATTTTTTCTTAAAGATAGGTTTCTTAAACTCAAATTTTGGTTGCTCAACTACAAAATTCTTACCAGTATGACCTTCCTTAAATTTTTCAAGAGTATATTGTTTATGAAGTGTTGGGTCTATCTGTTTAAGAAAGTTGTTGAATGATAAACTTGCTCCACAGTTATGACACTTGAAGTTTGTATTATTCTTGACCGGGTAAATGTATCCCCTTGTCTTGTTTTTGTTCTTTTGGGAGTCTCCACAAATCGGGCAACGAAATGTGTAAAGATCCGACTTAACTCTTTTGAATTTTTGAAGACGAGACGATACTAATCCAATATACTTGGAATCAATCAAATCCATTATAAAGGATGCTTATTTCAGTCTTTCTATTCTACCGGTATCCTGTGCTGGTGTCAAGATGCGAGTGACTAATTCAGAATTATTGATTGTGAAACTTACTGCTGCTAAAACTCCAATACCCACCCAAACTTTCTTTTCCAATCCTTGTAATTTTGACAATACTGCGTTATGGTCCTTATCCATCTTTTCCTTTAACTGATCCATCTTTGTGAAAAGTATATCTTCTATCTTTTCCCCATTATTGATTTTTTCTTCATGAACTACAAGCATTTTAGTTACATTTGCGTTGACTTCACTTATCTTTTCAATCGCACTCTCAATGCGTTGCATCAACTGTTCGGTTGTATGGATTTTCTCCTCAAGGATTGCAACCTTTGTTTCTATTGTTTGAGGGGGACTGTACATTGGACTGATTATGGTTGTGGTGGTGTTTTCCATCTATTACGAGAATTTTTACCCAATCCAATTATTTTTTTTCTTCTTGTAAGGTTCATTACTTTATTGTAACCATCAAGTCTTCCTGGTGGGGTTGAAGTATTTGTCAACCCATCATTTCCAACTGCATTCACAATGCCTTCCTCCTTAAGATATCGAATGATATTGATAATTTTATCTATCTTACTTTCCATTAGATCGATTGCAATTGTTTTAAACACTCAAGGTCTTCTTCTATAGTATTAATTTCCGTTTTTGGATATTCTGGAAGTCGATTTAAGAAGACAAGGAAACTTTTTATATAAGACCAGAGGTCTCTTTCCAAATTAAAAAATAGCAAGGGAACTGCAGCATCATCAAAAACATTAAACAAAACTGTCAAGTGATTTAAAATAAGATGAATTTTCAATTCACCGGTATTTTTATACCTTTTCAATAAACGTTTAATATATTTAATCCGTTTCAGATCATCTTCAAAATCTTCTTTAGTTACTGCTTGAGGATTATTGTAAAATTTTATAGCAAATATTAAATAATTATCTCGATTCAATTCATCAAATCTCATATATTAACTATCTATTTGTTGGATATAGAATGCCGTCAGAACCAGTTGTGATGCCAGACATTGCAACAAGAATTTCACTCTTAACTCTCAAATTGCCGTGAGTGTCTCTATATGTTGTAACTCCAACCCATCCCGAACCACTCGTTCTGTACTTAGTTGAAGATCCACTATATCCACTGGTAGTACCAATACCATAAACTTGCTTATCATATCCCCCAGTAAATCTCTTAAAAGTAAGAGTGGCACCAGTTGCAATACCTACAGAAATCGTCGATCCTAAAGTGATTGTTGAAGTTCCAATAGTAGAGATTATTATATCATTATTATTATTCAATAATGTATCTCCAGCAACAAGACTTGTTGGTGGAACAACAGAAACAGTAAGAACCCCAACATTAGCATTTGTAGTTGCAGTCCCAGTGATACCTAAGTTTTTAAGTGTTGGTGCAGAATCAAGTTTATTACTGTAACTATAATCACCAACACTGTAAATTGGGAGCTCACTGATGTAGAAACTTGTTGCCGCAATTGCTGCACTACTCAGACCCATCGTAGATCCGATAGTCAGTGCAGTTGTGCTTGCGATACCTACAATTACTGCATCACCAAAATAAACTCCATTGTTGCCTCTGATTCCAAAACGAATTATGTCGCCAGTTGCAGCAGCACCTACTTGACCAAAAGTTGTTCCAGATCCAGTGACAACAAGGGTTGAATAGTTCAGGGATACAGTTCCACCTGAAAACCTATTATCGTTTCTTCCCCAAAGAGACATGTGACTTACCTGTAAAGTTCTTTATTATATTGATATTTATAAAAAAAAGAGACCTTTACTTTTGGCCTCCTTTATATGTTTATGATTAAAATTTTAAGGAGTAATATCTTTTGCACCCTTTGCTTTCAGAGCATTTTGTGCCTGAATAAGAATGAGTGAAAGAATACCGTTTGATTTTACCTTTGGATTTGCTCCAAGTGCTTCCGAAACTGCAAAAAGTACAGTTGCGATAAGTGCTTGATTAGCAAGTGCCCATGCGATTGCTACTGACATAATAACCTCGTGTGAATGAAACCTGGATTATTTAGATCAATCGAACCTTGAAGACATATTATCTCGTCCTTGCTGTTTTGTGGCACGACGGTTTTTAACAATTTGTTCTGGAGAACGTCTCTCTGAACCATACTTACCAGCTTCGGGTGGTTTCTTACCTGGTTCCTTTTTCTCTCCCCTCTTCTGAATAGGACCACCGGCACCCATTCTACCAGCACCCATAACCTTATTCATGTGACGCATTACCTTTGAATTGGTATCGTCTCCACCCATTGTCCCACCTTTAGTTACTGATTTACCAGTCTTGTAATCTTTACCAGTCTCCCTCTCATAACGATTTAATTCATCAATTGTTTCACATTCTTCAGTAGCAACCATAACAATAGGATTTCTTACTCCTGCTGATCTCAACTTATTTTTGATAAGATTTACTTTTGTAGGAATTGATCTTGGATCTTCAGCATCAATTTTAGTTTTTTCATCATCACGTGATGCTTCCTCACCTAATTTTTTACCACCTCTACGGGCAGTAAGGACAGCAGCAATTGCAGCCTCTCTTCTTTTTTCTTTCGATCTTCCTGATAATTGTGGTGATTTAGATTGTTGGAAATCTGTAATTGCCGCACCCATATCAGTATTGGCAGTAATCTTTTCATCAAGTACTTCACCTTCTGGTTGATAAGAAGCAGAAAGAGATGTCAAATTTACACCTTTTTGAGAAGCCGTTCTTTGCTTCATCGCAAGTTCTCTCTGTGCTACATCAGCTTTTTGTTTTGCCATTAAAACTTGATTAATAGCAGATTGATTTTGTTGCTGAGGTTTTTGTTGAGATGGTTTCATCATTTCAGATGGTTTAATTTCCTCTTCTATTTTTGGAAATAATTTGACAACAGAATCTTTTCCACTATAATTATTAACATTTTCTCCGGTTATTTTTTTATTTTTGGTTTCGGATTTTTCTTTTACTTCGCCAATAAATTCTTCTTTAAATTTTTTTTTTCCACCCATCTGATCCTTACCTGTGGAACCAGCAATTACATCACCACGAGTTACCTTATCGTATGGTGGATAATTATTTGCCAAATTTCCATCATTATTTAATCCTTTACCTGCCTTTACTTTTGCAGTTTTTTGACCACCTTTATCATCATCTTCATTTGGATGATAATTAGTAATTTCTACTCTTGAAATATTGGGATTTGAACGAAGTTCTGAAATTTTTGCACGGGTTGCTTGACGACGGTAGGTGTTACCAGTTTTTTTATCAGTAACTACAATCCAAACTTTCTCTTCCGATTCTTCAGTAAAAACTTGTACTAAAGCATTGACTAATGTTTTCTCAACAAGATCTTTAATATCACTCGTATACTCTTCTCCAAGAATTTTTTTCTTTGCAAGAGTCTTCACTGCAGGTGAAGCTGGAGACTTGGCAAGTTGGGCAAGATATGCTTTCGAAACTTGAGCTGGGTTTAGATTAGTACCTTTACCCATTTTTTGCTTAACTTTATATCGTACATCGGAAGCAAGTTGGGATGCTGCTTTTTCTACATCTGTATCTCCTGCAGCATGTCCACGGTGAGGACCGCCCTGTTCTTCAAAAATATGCTTACTCATTGGAAGATTCAATTACTTACTTTTTCTTATATTTATTTATGAATTGTATTCCCCAACTACTTCCAGGAATCATAGTCTCAACATATTTTTTATACCCATCAGTTCCAACCAATGTATTTGGTTTTCCAGATTCCCTTTCAGCACTACTCATATTAACTTCTGTATATTTTTTTGCTTCGGTAACATCTTTGATCCAAGACTTAAACATAATGCGATCTTCAGTTACACAAATCAAATAGTTAGTTCCCCTACGAATAATACGACCAACTAATCCAGTATTGAGATTTTCTACCAAAGAACCGATTTGGAAAATATTCTCAGAGATATAATTCTCACGAAGATTCTTCCAATCAAACTTAGGAGCAATCTCCCAGAGACTCCACCCCTCCTTAATATTCATTGCAGAACGAAGAGTATTATAAAGTTCTTTTGTTTGCTTTTGATTCATCGTTGCAGGAACACCCTTGGCAAAAGTTTTAAAATCTCCTTCTGCTGCTGCCTTTCTTTGTTTTGATGCAGACATTCCAGTTACATCATCTTCTGCATCAGGATCTCTTTCTCCTGCAGAACGGACTTCTACGTTTCCAAATTGATAGAGTTTTCCATTATAATTACCTGCCAATTTTTCAAATTCCTTAACTCTGTCGGCACCACCAATAATTCTTACGTTCTCATATCCATCCATATGTGCCTTTTTAAGAACATCAAAGATGGTACGATTTGCAGGATCATTTACAATCTTTTCACTATGATTTGGATACATCTGTCTCATAATAGAAACTTTAGTATCAGGATCTAATGGATTCTTCTTAGGATCCTGACTACGAGAAGGAACAATTAGATAATCTCCATCATCAGAAGATGATGCAACAGTATCTAAAAGTTTTTCGTGTCCTGTTGTTGGTGGATTAAAACGACCAAATGCAATCGTAAGTGTTCCTTTAGTTTTTTCTACTGGTGGTGGACCTTCTTGTGCTGGTGCTGCCTGTTGTTGAGGAGCATCGGATTGTTGCGGTACTGGTTCCTGTTGAGGTGCTGATTGTGATGTACTTTGTGATAATTTCCTTTCTTTATCAGTTTGTGTCGGATCCTGCTGACCAATTTTTTGACGTTTATTGTAAAATTTTAATTGACCTTTTTCGGTTTTTGCAACAAATTCCCCATTTGTTTTATCATACCATCCCCCATGTCCGTCACCAACCAATCCCATTCTTTGGGCTTGTTGGACGGCAGTTGATCCTGCTACTTCTTTTAAAAAATGGAAAAAGGTTTTCATTTACTTATTTCTTTTACTAATTTCAGATGTTATTGCTCTCTCATTCGCAACAACATATTGTAGAAGGTCTTTCCTAATCTTTATATATTTATTCTTTATTGATTGTGACTTACTGAAATTAATCTTATTATCAAATGTAATATAGATGTAAGCAACAAAATCTTTATACTTATTTTTTAAACTCTTTGAGTCAGTTTCAAAAGGTTGGATTAATTCCAATATTTGGGGATTCATAGTCTTATGCCAATTTACCATGAGGAGCAAATCTTTTTCCAACCTTCAAAGAAAGATATAATAGGTCAGTCCAAAATTCTTCTGGTTTATTTCTATTTGCAGATAACACATCAGAGAAGAAGTTAAGTTGCATTAATTTAGATTGAGCAACTGCCATTGATTTTTTATTATTGGATCTGTACATACTAAGTATTCTACTCCTAAACTCCGAATAATCCTTGGTTCCACTTATTTTTGATTTTAATTTATTATACATTGCTTCATAATTTTTCGTATCATTTTTAAAGTCTTCTGCAGTTTCCGGATAATCTTGATGCCTATTAACAAAGGTATGTGTAGGGATCCTACTTTTCAACATATTTGCAACAAGATCAACAGGTGCTGCACCACCTCTTCCTCCACTACCCTTTACAACACTTTCATATTTCAAATTTGAAAACCCACTTCCAGGTGTTCTTATTACATTGATGGTATATTTACCAAAAAGAATATATCCACCCTGAGACATGCCATCAATCGTTTCTTCAGTTTTAATTTCAATGGTTATATCATTCATTTTTACTTCTTCAACTTGAGCAAACTCGATACTTTTTGGATCTTTATTTACATATGCAAAGTTTGCCTTTTCTTTTGGTTCAATCTTTTTCAAAGAAAGTCCAACTAATTTATTATCTTTCATCAAACTTAATAATACGTTATTTAATTCTGTTAAAGTTTGAGATCCATCCTTTTGTATTGCTTCATCTATCTTTTTCTTCACTTGATCTTTATTTTCTACAGCCCAAATATCAGAAGGATTCCACGTTTCGTATTTTCCAACATCCTTAAGTTTTCCAGAAGGAGTTACCTCTTTTATAAGTTGTGCTCTTTCTTTTATAAAGCTCATAAAGTCTTGCCCACCATGTTCAAAAATTTTCCATTGTGTAGGTTGAAATTTTTTAAAGAATGCATTTTGATGCTCAAAATAACTATGTGTCCACTCATTAATACTATCACTATAAGGAGGTTTAAAAATTTTATCCAATCCCTTTTTAGTTTCAACATCATTTAAAATGTCAGACGCACTTTCAAACTTTTTATTTCTTTTCAAAACCTGTGTCAAAATAAAAGCACTTCCTGCTTCCTGCATAGCGGTTGGAACAGATCCAGCAACTCCACTTTGGGATACTTTTATTTTTAATAAACTTTCAAAACGATCAACTTCTATATCACCAAGTTCATATGTACCATAAAAATTTTCTTGCAATATTTCAAGAACACCATCTTTAATTTTCTTTTTCTGCACTGTGTTTAATTGACGTTCAAAAACCAATTCAATACCACTAGAACTGAAAAAAATATCATCAAGAGTAATTGTACCTATTTTTTTAACTTTTTTTTCGAAGTAATCGGCAACACTTTTAGTATCTGCTTTTGTTTTTGTCATACTCAAAACCTTACATTTGTGGTTGTTGATCTTGAAGTTTTTTCTTTATCCGAGTCTGTTGAGGTTGAGATGTTGCAGATTGTGTTGGTTGTTGTGTCTGTGGTTGAGGTTTTTGTTGTTGAGGTTTTTGTTGTTGAGGTTCTGGTTTAATCGGTTGTGTAGTTTGTGGTTGTGGTTTTGGTTTGGACCTTCTTTCTTGTGCTGCTGCCTGTGCTTGAATAGATCTTTGTCTGATAGTATCTAAGGTGGTTCTTGCCGTATCGACTGCTTGTGCTGCTAACTCTTTTTTTGCTGCATATTGTTGTGCGGCATCAGGATTATTTTGTAGATAATATTGGTTCTTTCTGGGAACTGGTTTACCATTAGGTGTAGTAATCACACTTGTGGATGCTTGTTCCCTTTCAGCATCCAATAATGCTTTTTGTGCTTGAGATGCTTGTTTAGAAAAATCTGAAAAACTAGATTGTCGAGAAACTGATTCTCCTGGTCTATAATCAATCTTCAAATTTCCAGGTCTATTACTACCTTTAGGAAGTGCCAATCTTGGTCTTGCACTTTTTTGTTGTTCCGATGGTATAGCATCTGCCCCCTTACCTTTAGTTTTTCCAGTAAGAACAAGTCCTGCTGTTCCTTCATCACCTTTGAATTTACCCTTTCCAGAAGTTGCAACTTGAGATAGTAATCTTTTAAATTGAGGATATTTATCAAGAAGTTTATCTGATAGACCTTGAGAAACATTCTTTAAACTTTGTTTCTGTTTTTCTGGATCTGATGCTTCTCCTGCTGTTTTTTGAAGACGACCGATTGCTGAAAGACGTTCAGCATCATTCATAATTTCTTTTTCAATTTTTTGTCTTTCTTCTTTAGGTTTATCACCATGAAACTTCTTGACATATTCTTTTGCAGCAATTTTATACATTCCCTTCAATTCACCACCTTCTGCTGATGCCAATTGGGCACCAACACCCTTCTTCATACTAATCCCCCTTCTATCTTTAGGATTATCTGGATTATATATTTCTAAATCACCTTTAGGTGTTTTATCAACTCCACCTGCTCCCTTGAATCTTTTAGATAATTCTGCTGATCCACTTCCAGTAACTCTGGAAGGAAATCCCTTTTCAATAGAACTTCTTAATTTTTTCTGCTTACTAAGAGCCAATAAACCACTTACAGAATCATCTAAAAAGTCATTATAAGGTTTCTCGTCACCAGGTTCTCTTCCTTGAGCTTTAGCAAATTCTCCATTCTCAGCATTTTTAAAGTTTAATGGATGCTTTGGATCCTTCTTTGCTGCCTCTATCTCTTTCTTTATTTCTTTCTCTGCTTCCCCAAAATCTTTAGATAATATGAGATCTCTTATTTTTGTATTATCTGGATTTGCAATAAAATAATTCCAAAGTTTACTTTGAGAATTTTCATCATGCGTTTTATTTAACTTCTCACAAATGAGAATAAAATCTCTGAAAGATTTCATTGCTAACTTTCTTACACTATTATACTATATTTAGAAATGCTCAAAAGAGAAATGGAGAATAGGAGACTCGAACTCCTGACTTCCTGCTTGCAAAGCAGGCGCACTACCAACTGTGCTAATTTCCCAAGAACCCCGAAGGGTCATTTATTTATTCTACAATAGCACTAATCTTTTCGTCAAGGTCTAAGATGACCGAACGAATATCAGAAATACGAGGAGGAACAGAATCCTCATTGTAAGTATATCCTTTTTGGTGCTCAAAAAGAAGTTGACGAACTGCCGCGGCAGCACGAACATCCATTTTAATTGTTACTTGTTTTTCTTTAGTCATTGTACTTAATTTCAAATTCGGTAAGTTGATCTACAGATACTTTATGTTCACCACCAATAAGATACCAATGCTTTTTATCATCAAGAACACCAAGATATCTTATTTGATCATCTTTAAAATCATTTTCTCGCAATGCTGCTTGGATTTTATAATGAATCAGTTCTGATTTGGACGGAACTTTCATAAGTCTCCCTCAACACGATTTTCAGAACGATAAACATCAAAACTGCCCTCTGGATAACGAGCACTCAGTTTCTCATAGTTCATTTCAAGAACTTCTTCAAAACCAATATTGAGTGCCATACATGCTTGTGCAAGATACCAACACAGGTCTCCAAGTTCACGCTTCATATGAAAGACATTCTCCTCAGTATAAGGTTTGCCTTGAAGAAAAATCTTTTTGACTACTTCGGTAAACTCACCTGCTTCGGCACTCATACCAAATGCAGCAGTCATCAGACGAGAAACATCTGCGCCCTGTTCTTCCAGTTCATTCAAACGATCAACCAGTTTTGGATATTCACTACTTGCAGGACTAGTGGTTTGACGAACAAATTCAATATACTTATTAGGTTCAATAGTTGCCATATTTAAAACTTAAATCCTTCGAATGATTTTTTAGGTTTGCTTTCTTCATAATTATACTCCTCCTCTTGTCCACTGTCAAGTATGTCATTTTGTGCAGATTGCTCTACATCATAAAGTCTCATCTTTGCACGGTCAATACCAACCACAAAACGTTTGAATACTGTTGGGTCATTATAACGGTTCTTCAATTGCTTCACCATAATTTGACCTAACCCCTCCAACTCTTCAGTAGAAATAAGGGCAAACATAAGATCAGCAGTAGCAGGGAGACCAAAGGACTCAGAAGTATCAGTAAGTTCAACATCAGAGTTACCATAACCACTACGAGTAGTCTGGGTAGCGGAAACAATCGGAACATTAAACTCAACTGCAAGTCCCCGAAGTTCTTCCGCAATTGACTTGATATATGAATAAGAATTGACAGAACTATTTGCCTTATGCCTACTGGAAGCACAAATATTAAGGTAGTCGATGAAAATAATATCAGGTCTAAATGATTTCTTAAGAGCAAGTTCATTTAACAGTGCCTTGAAATGTCCAGAGTGTGCCGAAGCAGTTGGATACTCCTTAATAATAAGAGATCCTTGAGTTTTCTTTGACAGACTTGTTACCTTGTTCTCAAATGTTGCACGTGGGAGATCAACCAATTGCTGAATTGGGACATTGAGAAGGTTTGCGTCAATTCTTTCTGCAATTCTCTCTTCCGCCATCTCAAGAGTGATGTAGAGTACGTTCCTGCCTTGTAACAACGCGGAACTAGCAACATGGCACATGAAGAGGGACTTACCGACTCCCGTACCAGCGAGAGCAATATTGAGAGTCTTATTAGGTATGCCACCTTTTGTGATTTTGTTGAAATATTCCAGATCAAATTCGATCTTATCTTCTTTCCGGTGATAAAATTCATAACGTTCCCCATAATTCTGAAGATAGTCATGTCCGATATTATTATCAAATGATACTGCTAGAGCATCAGAAAGAATGCTTGGAATTGCATCTCTGTTCTTCTTTCCATCATTACCATCAGCAATATGAATTGATTCCATCAGAGCAAGATAAATTGCTCGGTCACGACACCACTTCTCAGTAGTATCTAGCAACCATTGTTTCTCCACCACAGAATCATTCAGTGTTTCACATATCTCACGAATATCTTTAATTTCAGTTTCAGTTAAATCAGTCCGATTCTCAATCTCAATACCAAGTGCTTCTTTAGTAATTGCAGAATTATACTTAACAATAAAGTGAACAATTTCCTCAAAGATTACTTTTTCAGACCTTTGCTCAAAATATTCGGGTTGTATAAAAGGTATAACTTTTCTAGAGTAATCTTCATTAAATACTAAATTCCTTAGAATAGTGGTTTCAATTCTTTCCATTACTTATAATGTAAATAGGCACTTATAACATACTTTGGTCCACTCAAAGGTGGATTACCCTTGTGAGGAAACATCCAAAGTGGTGGGAACATCAATAGAGTTCCCTTTTTAGGTTGAACAGTTAGATCTTTAAAAACAGTCTCTCCACCAGATTCAACATCATTTAAATACCACATAAAAGACAAAAATCTTCTTGCTGATGCATGATCAATTACATCCACATGAGTATCAAAACGATCTTCTCCACCAGGATTATACCTCTTTATACGAAATTGTTCAAGAGCATGTTCTTGTGGAAAAACTCTTTGGTCAACAAATTCATAATACTTATCACGATATTCAAAAATTTTTTTGATGATGTGATTATGAACTTGATTGACTTCTGGAGTCAATTCTCTATACTCAGTTAAATTCAACTGGGTAAAATTTGGTTTACCCTCATTATCGTGACGTTCTTGTTTATCAGGAACCTGTTCAAAAAGTGAAATTAAAAAATCACAAATATCAGATTCTAAAGCATCTTCATGAACATGAATAAAATCATTAAGTTCATCCATAACTAAATTCTTTTTTTGCAATAGCATCAAGTTTTTGCATTACTTCCTCGGTGAAGTATTTTTCTGGACTTTTGAGAATCTCTTTGGCATAGATTTTCTTGCCATCAATTTCATAACGTCCTGCAACGTTCTTCCACATTCCACCAAGCTCACCCAATTCAAGCAAACCATAATACTTATCAAGACCACGTTCATCATAATAAAGACGAACTTCTACTTGCTGATTTTCCTTACTTAAACGCGACTTAGCAGTCTTTGCCTTGATAATGTTTCCAATGACTTCCGTTCCATCCTTCTCCTTTTTCTTCGAGAGATGAATGATGGAAGAAGCAGCATACTTAAGACCACTACCACCTCCCATCTCTTTAGTAGGAACATAAGCACCGATAACATCGTAGGTATGATTTGTTACAATCATTGGAATGTTTGCCTGACCTAATTTCAAAGTAAGCATACGGAATGCACCCTTAATCAGTTGGGATTTGGTCATATCCCGAACTTCCTTATCATTCAGAGCATCATTAATTTCTTTACTGGTTGAAAGCATACCCAGAGAGTCCAGAACAAACATACAAGGATTTCGTTCTGCTTCAGATTTCTTCATATACAGATCAACTGCTTTCAGTGCCTTACCACGAAACTCTTCAACTGTAACTACATTGACAACCACCACACGAGTTGTGTCAATCCCTCTACTCTCCAATAAGGATCGTGTGATTGCAGCCTCAGTATCAAAATACAAGCAGTATCCAGTAGAATTATTATCAAGAAAATTTTTAACCACAGCCAAACTAAAGAAAGTTTTTCCTGTAGAACTTTCACCTGCGATTGCAGTGATTTTGTTGCCAGATACACCACCAAAAATAGACCCAGAAACAAGAGCGTTGAATATGTACGAACCTGTGTCCACAAAAGTTTCAGTTTCGTCAATGTCTGATGCAAGTTGTGTGTATTCCCCACCGATTTCTTTTACAATATCTTTTAAAAAGTCCATATCATCCAATGTCAATTTTCCAGTTTTTTACATCCGTATCACCTTGTCTGGTAATATTGAGAGAAGTTCCATCATCAAAAGCATCCAAAACTCCAACTCCAGTATTTTCATCAAGTGATTTTTGAAAATAATACCAACTATCATCACTCCTTTGGATAGAGAACCAAGGGCATCCTACAGTGGGATTAGTAAAGCAGAAAAGAAGTGCCTTTCCTACATTGTCACCTTTACTGGTAACTCTCTGAATACGGACATAAACATCCATATCATTTACCCAGTTTGAGATACCATCAACAATATCAGCAACAATATCTGTACTAATACCACCAACGGTTGTGCTCCCAGATACCTCAGGAAATGGACTCATAATATTGGTGTTTTTATCAATGTATTCAATTATTTTATCTTCAGGGCTGGGGGTTACCATCTTAACTTGATAGAAGACATCATCTCCCCAATCATCACCATTTCTGACCATAACGTCAGTATCTTTTCTCATCCAAGCTGTTAATCTATTAAAAATAGAAAATAAGTTTTTCATCAAATTACCATCCCGTATTGTTCACGAAGTATTTTTTTATAAGGCAAACCTTGTTCTTTAAGTTCTCTAACCAATTTAAGTTTATGATAAAGGGCACCATCGCCACCAAATCCAAGTGCTTTCACAATTGTATGTAGTTCTTTGTCGTTAATAGGCAATTCCATCAGGTAAAAAATAATTCAAGGTTTACAGTCTTTTCCACATTCCACCCAATTGCATCAAGAATAGATTTCAGTGGTTCAAGAAAACTCTTTTCAAATTGTAATTCATAGTCGATATATTTGTCAAGACCAAGTTCCATAGGAAAGTCTTGAATAAAAGAGATAATATTTTCTTGAATGATATTTGGTTTTTTGAGGTAGATGAATTTAACCTTCTCACCATTACCAATAAGTGAATATTTATTTGTAAGATTCTTCTCTTTAATATAATGATTGAAGAGAAGTGCTCCACGAATATGAATTGGAGTTCCTTTCATATAAATGTCGGAATGAGAACGATACTTACGGACATCTGATGCTGTGCGAGGAAAGGCAATCTGCTCTGGGGGAAGTTTTCTAAAGTCGGAACGGCACTTATCAATAAACTCAATCACCTGTTCTTCGGTTCCACTCATCATCAATTTTAACCCATCCTTAATCATCTGACGACAAGGTGCTGGAGTAGAAGATTTGACTGCCTCAATACCCATCATCTTGAGTTTAGGTTCTTCATAACGAACACCTTCACTATCCCAGACATTCAAGATATAACGTTTCTTAGCAGTCCAGATTCCACGTTCGGCAATATTTTCCCGTTTCATCTGCATCTTCTGGTCATAGGCATTCACATAGTCCGCCAGTTCTTGGTAGCAACTTTCAATATATTTTTCAAGTTCCACCTGAGCGACCTTATCAAGGAACGAGACAATGCCTTCAGTAGTTTTTTCTCTTCCTTTGTATACAGTCTCCACCAAAGGACCCATATTAAGGTAGATAGAATCAGTATCTGAAGCAATAACATAGTCAACATCATTTGTCTTAAGAATTTTGTTTAGGTACTTGTTAATTTTTTCTTCAATCCAACGAATTGAAACTTGCCCAGAAAGAGTGATTGCCTCCGCATTTGCTAGTTTAAAATAACGGAAGTACTGATTACCAATAGCACCATAGGCACTATTAAGTTGAATCTTCCTTGCCATTTGGATGTTGTTACATCTTGCAATCTCCTTTTCCAGTTCTTTGGTTTTCTTTTTCTCATATTGCTGTTTGGCAGTAATCATTTTCTTCTTATAGATGGTGCGATCTTTATAGATTTTCTCCATCAGTTCTGGAAGAAATCCCCGAACATCCTTACGGTACATTGCACCGTTTGCACAAACAGCATACTCTTTATAAGGTTCAAAATCAATCCCTTGATTCAGAATCTTATCCACAGTTACAGAAGGATGCCGTTGTTCTACCAAAGTTTCTGGTGAAATATTGTATTGCATAATCAGGTGAGGATATAGAGAATTAAGGTCAAAGTTCACAACCCAATCATACACACCAGGAATCGGTTCCTTCACATATGCCCCAGCATACTTAGAATCTTTGTCAGTTTTTTCTTTTGGGGGAATTACAATATTTCTTTTTTTCAAATAATTGAAGATAATCGTATCCCACATACGAACCTGGTAGAAAACATCAGCATAATTTACTTTGGCATCATATGCCATCGTAAGTGCAAGTTCAATGAGTTTCATCTTGTCTTCCATACGGTCAACAAGTTCAACGTCAATGATGTTGTATTCTACAAACTTCTGCCAACCTTTCGTATAGAAGTCTTTGAACGTATCAAATTCGGAGTGATCTAGTTTTTTCTGCCCAAGTTCAACTTCAGCAATATAATCCAGACGATAAGATTCCTGTGCCTTATAAGTAAACTTCTTATAAAGATTCAGATAATCAAGTTGACTCACTCCACCAATATCATAAGAGATATGTTTGCGTCCAGAAATAAATGTCTCCCGTTCAGTAACTAAACCCCAGGGAGATAGACGTTTCATGAGTTTTTCACCAAGAACACGGTCTATACGACGAACCAAGTATGGAATGTCGTACAGTTCACTATTCCAACCAGTAATGACTTCTGGAGTATTCTCCTCAATCATCCACCAACTAATGAAGTCGTTCAACAAATCATACTCGTTTGTGAAGGAACGATAATTTACATTCTTCTGTTGATTATTAAACTTACCAAGACCCCAAGTACGAATCTGTTTCGTATTATAATCTTGAATTGAAATGAGTAGAACTTCCTCTGCAGCACTTTCTACATCAGGGAATCCATTCTCAGATGCAACCTCAATATCCAAAGTGGCAACTTTTACTTTGCTAATGTCAAACCTTAGTTCTTCCTCTGGATACATTTTTGAAATATACTGATAGATATACCCAGTATTTCCATAAACTTTAAAATTTTGTACTCCTTCATATTTTTTAATAAATTCACGACATTCACGAACTGATCCAGGTTGAATTGCTTCTACATATTCACCAGTTAAAGTTTGATATTTAGTTTTTTTATTAGAAGGAACAAAAAGAGTTGGATTAAACTTCTCCCGAGTCATAAAGTGTTTTCCATCTTCATAACCACGAACTAAGAAGTGGTCACCTACCATTTGAACGTTGGTGTAAAATCTCATTATGTATTAAATCGTTTCGAACTTCAGTTTCAAATTTGCGAGTAATTATTGTAGCATCTTTTCCAACAAATTCCTCATATGCACTTATAAACATACTGAAGTAGTGCCAGTGATTTTTGGGAACATATTGGGGAGAAAGGCAGACAAAGATATGGTCAAAATTATAATCAATAAATTTATAATTTTCTTTTTCCACATTTAAGTAATTTGAAATAATTTTAGAATTAAAAACATTTCTAATTTTATTTCCACTATTTGAATTTCCAATCCAAGTAAATGATTTTAGTTTATTGCGGCTTGCCAACCAAGCTCCCCAGTTTCCTTCATGAACTCTATTATCATTGTTAATCTCAAAATATTCTTTTGAATATGCATATTCATCCGGGAATCTTTGTGAATAGTCTCCACCAAAAACATCATCGTGATGATCTATGTTTATTAGTTCAATATCTGAAAAATCTTTTATAGAGAATAAAATGGAATCATGCTCATAACCAAAACTTACATTTTGGCAATTTTTTAATGATTTTAAAAAAACATTAAAACAAAACATTAGATTTGATTGATCTATATAAAAATGATTTTCTTTAAAATCACTATTTGCGAATAACTCTCTCCATCTAACAGTTGGGTTGTCATCATAAAACAAACCATTATAAATTTCAATTGTTGGACTCATGATATAGTCCAAATCTATACTCAATACTTTCATAAATCAATTTTATCAAAATAACTTGTAAGAACTTTTTTATTGGGATCTGTAAAAGTTAAAACATCTTCAGATCTAAGCATAATTTCAGATTGATCAGTAAATTCTAACCAATTAGTCAATTCAAATGATGATTGATTTAACAAATATGGTTTAATAAGTTTACAATCTGGTTCTCCAAGTTCTCCAAGAACTTCTACTACCTCAGATACTATAACTTGATTAGTCTTCAGTAAAAGGCACTGTATATTCTTCTGCATTTAATTTACCCTCATACATTTCTTGAATTGATTTAATTGGTTCGACAATAGTAACTATCCAATCTGGACGAACAGGAATTTGAGTATCTGATGTAAGAACAATCCATGGAGACAAAGAAACTTGCAATTCTCCAGTTGGATTCTTGTTAGATTCTTCAATCAAAAAAATTGGTCTATTGTATTCTACTTTATGTGGATTATTAAACAAATAACCACAAACTTTTTCATCAGAGATTAATTCCTTTATATCAGAAATTACTGTTTCTCCAGATTTGAGTAATGCAATTTTGATTGACATTTTTAGTTTTCCTCTCAAGTCATTATAGCAAAAAAATAGGGGAGTGTCAACTGGATTTTGCCAGTTACTCCCCCCTGCGGCAACAATAGTTGTGAGTAGCCCACTACTATTTATTTAAGTTCATATACTTTCTTTTTCTGATGCTCTGGAATCACTCTTTTAATTTTAATAGTCAAAAGACCATCTTGAAATGAAACATCTTCAACTTCTACATCATCAGAGAGGGTCCAGGTACGGATAAATGCCCTCTTTGCCAATCCTTGATGGAGATATTCATCATCAGCGTCTCCTGCTTTTTTCACTTCTACAAAGAGTTTATTCCATTCTGTAGTGACTTCAATATCTTCTTTTTTATATCCAGCAAGTGCGATTTCTAATCTAAAATCAACACTACTTTCTTTTATTAGATTGTATGGTGGGTAGTTGGTATGCGATTCATACGCAGTATCAAATCTTTTAAACCATTCATCCAATCCAATACTATTTCTTTGAATCTCCATCAGATACTTTGCAGTTTCTGGTACTGAGAGTGTAAGCGAACTTGCTCCTGTTCCAAACATAATAGACCTCCTTAAAGCGTCTGTAAGTTAATAATGTTCCCGAAGGCAACATTACTATTATATATTCGCAACATAAAAAATGGGGAGTGTTGTTCTCCCCACTTTCTTATTCGGTTTCCTCTTCTGTGCGTTTCTTTTTGACACCAATATTATATTTGGTTTCCAAAATCCAATCCCCCTTATCCTTATAAGAAAGAACTTTGATTTGATTCAGTGGTGCAATATCTTGGATCTTAGAAACATCAACGACTTCTACCAGTCCCCAATCTGCAATCAATTGGGCAATACGATTACGACGTTGAACATCGTTTACCGTAAGATTTGCATGTTTACCATCAAGTGCAAACAATTCTTTAAAATGTACGAGATAGTATCTACCTTGCTTATGAAGAATATGGCAAGATTGATAGATTTTCTTTTCCTTGCGTGAAGCAACTCCGATGCGTGTCAAAGTCTCACGAACTTTCAGAAAGTCATCAGGTTCATTTAGGATTACCTCAACCATTTGGTCAGGTGTCCAA